AAAATCAAACTTCATAACGCATCTAACATCAGAGCTTAGAAGGCTTGATTATTATTGTCTTAGAGAATCCAGATACGGAGCAATGACTCAAGTTGATGCAACTGGAGCAAGAAATGAAGAAGATGAAACAATTCAGATTGAGTCACCTTCACAGCCAACAGCGCAGGACATTTTGGAGTATTCTAAAGATGAACTGACAGAAGATGCGTTTAACGTGCTTTCATGGATACTTGGAAGAACCTGGGAAAAGTCAGGTAGAAGAAAGCCAACTCTGCTTAATGTGTGCAGGCACTTTGAAATAAATGAAAAAAGAGGTAAGGAAATTCTAAGTGAAATTTCAAGTTTTTACAAGAAATCATTAGCTTTTGCGTTTTGATGTTATATAATAATATGTGGATAGATGGTGTTGTTTTTTATCTCCTTTTAAAACAGGCAAACTTACAGTTATTTTCAAGCACCATCTATCCGTTTTTATGAGGAAAGAGGATGAGTGTTTTCTTTGATGGGAGCAGACTTTGCGTAAGACTTTCCAAAGGGTCAGATTACAAAGCTGTTTTAGACATAGCAAAAGAAAGTGAATACTCAGAATATGATAAAAACTCAAACACTTACTCTTTACCAGCAACTAAAAAGAACGCAAGAAAGCTCTATGAAGCTGGATATGCTTTTGATGATTCTGCTAAACACTTTATCAGCAAGGCGATAACCGCTCAGCAAGCCATTTTTCCAGGAATGCTTAATAACTTGTATCCTTTTCAAAAAGAAAGCGTTGTGACGCTGATTAACAGCACAAAGAACTGGTTAATAGCTGATGAGATGGGATTAGGAAAATCAGTTCAAGTTTGCGCCTACCTTAAGTTGAAAGAAGATGCCTTACCAGCTGTAATTGTCTGTCCAGCCAGCTTAAAGCTCAACTGGCAAAAGGAAGTTGAAAAGTGGGCAGGTGTTCCAGCTTATGTTCTAGAAGGCAGAACTCCTGAATATTTATCAGAAGAATTTGTTAAGGCTTATCCAGTCTGGATTATTAACTATGATATTTTAGGTAGTGAAGACAAAGATGAAAGAGAACGTGAACAGAACAGGAAAGAATGGTGCACTGAGAACGGATTAAAGTACTGGAAGAAAAAAATACCAGTTCATGGTTGGTGTGATGAAATACTTAGACATGGATTTAAAACTGTTGTTTGCGATGAAGTGCAGTACATAGCAGAGTCTGACACTATAAGGTCAAGAGCTGTCGCAAAGATATGCAACAGCAACAGCAGAAAGATATTTTTATCTGGTACTCCGTATGAAACGAGAACAAGCCAGTTCTTCACTTCACTTCATATTCTTGACTCAAAGTTGTTTCCAAGCAGATGGAAGTTTCTTATGGATTACTGCAATCCGAAAAAAGGTTTCTTTGGGTGGCAGTTTAACGGGCTTTCAAACGCTGAAGAACTGCATCAGAAAATCTCTACTCTTATGATTAGAAGATTAAAGAAAGATGTTTTAACACAGCTACCGCCTAAGATTAGGACAGTTGTTCCAATGAATGTTTCGTTAAAGAACAGAAAAGAATATCAGCAGGCTGAGCATGAACTTGAAACAGCAGTTGCAAACGGCGAAAAAAACGCACTAACAAAGCTTGCAAACTTGAAGCAAATTACATTTAACACAAAGAAAGAAGCCATTGTGCAGTGGATTAGGGACTACTTGCAGGTTAACAGCAAGCTTGTTGTGTTTGTGTATCACAAAATTGCCTTTGATTATCTCATGAATGAATTTGGTGATATTGCAGTTGGCATAAACGGTGGTACTCCAAATTCTGACAGACAGAAGTTTGTTGACAAGTTTCAGATAAGCAAAAAGATAAGACTGTTTATAGGTCAGATTAAAGCAACAAACGCTGGTTTAACTCTTACAGCTTCTAACGCAACTTGCTTTTGTGAATTTGGTTCAACTTGTGTTTCTCATGTTCAAGCTGAAGATAGAGTACACAGAATATCTCAAAAGGCTGATTCTGTTTTTGCGTATTATCTTGTTTTACCAGACAGTGTTGATGAACATATGATGAGTATCTTAAACAGCAGAAGCGGTGACATAAGCAAAGTAATGGACAACAGCAGTGAAAGTCTGTTTGATGAAGATTTTAATCAAGAAGTTTTGTTAAAGTACAAGGAGAAATCAAATGCCAGTAAAAAAAGTTAAAGGTGGATGGAGATGGGGAAGCAGTGGTAAAACATACAAAACTAAAGAAGAAGCTGAGAAGCAGGGAAGAGCAATTTACGCTTCAGGTTACAAAGGGAGGAAAAAGAAATGAAGCTTTATTACGCTAAGTCAATTGATGGCAAGAAAACAATTCAGTTTGAAGGTGAAACTTTGGTTGTTAATCAACCTTTTCTATTTGAATATCTTGTAAAGCTCAACAATGAGAAAGTTAAAGAAACAAAGAATACGATTAACATGAAAGATTACGTTATTATGGAAGTTGAAGCGGAGATAAAACAGAATGAAAAAAAGTGATATAACCGTATCAATGCCAATGTCTGCGTTTGAAGAATATGAGCAATACAAGAAGAAATACTATGAATTGAAAGCAAAAGTATGCAGTTTAATGGAAAAATGCTCGAAGGAAGAGGGGTTTGATTACAGAATTGATGTTAAAAAGACAATTGCTGTTGTTAAAGAAGTTTCTATTATACCATCATCATCAAACATTCAAATAATAATGTAGAGGGTGAACTTAATCACCCTCTGACTTTAATTTGATTTAATTTGTTCATTTACTTGAGCTATATCAGACTCATAGTTTTTGAGCTTGCTTCGTTCCTCATTTCCTATGGGTTTGTTGTAAGCTCTCTTAATTAAGAACATTGCGTGTCTAAGTTCATCACTTGCTAAAGACTTAAAGTTTTCATCTTTGGTGTCAAGATACTTTTGAAAATACTTTTTAGCACCATAGATTTCTTCACCTATGTCATCACTGGGTTCTTCAGTTTCTTTTTCAAAAGTTTCATTTCCTTCACTGGATTCATTGAGAATCATCCACATGAGACCTGTGAAAAGAGCAACTTCAAACTCTGGTGACGTGGGATTGTACTTAGCAAAGTTTATCTTAGACATGCTTTCCTTGAAATCTTTGTAGACTTCATCTTTAATACTTGTATCCATGCTCTTCCTCCTTTGCCTTGTACTTACAATGGAGAGCATCATCAACTATGTGCATATCAAGAGTAAGCCAATCTGATTCTGTGAATCGTTTAAGATATCTTCCGACTTTCTCATAATCCCTCATCATCTTGTGCATGGCACATTTAGCTATATCACAATTCACACCAGCAAGCTCATAGTAGTCTTTGCAAACAGTACCTAACTCTTGTATGGCTTCAAGTAAGACACCATCCCAAGACTCAAGATGCTCTTCCATGCTTGAAGGTGAGTAAGAGATATCCACATCCTTGAAATCAGCAGTAATCCTGAATTTATCGTACAACTCATTCCTTAAACGCAATTTCATCTCGAAGAACTGTCTTGACCTATACCTATGCCATCTCTTGAATCCATTATATCCCATGGATTGCAGTGTGGTCATAGCAAGCATATTCAACTTTGTATGGACACATAAGACCTTATATAATCTTTCGTAGATGGAATGAACATCATCTGCCATTGATTTACCTAGATAGTTTGTAGCCATAGTGTCACCTCTCTTATCTGCTCACCCCTTCAATGAGAAGATGTGCAGGGTCAGAAAGGACCCTTGTCCTTATGATGCTTCTGCAACAAAGCTTGCTCGGTCTCCAATAGTCACCATTGCATTTGAGTATGTTCAATGACTCAGTTCCGTTTGTGACTATGATGTTTGCACAGTTTACGCTTGTTGGGATAGTAGTAAACAAACCTATCCTAAGACAACCCACGCTTGTCAAATCAGTGTCAGCAGGGACAGTGATTGTGATTGATGTTCCAGTGACAGCAACAGAACTTGCTCTCACACTTCTGCAGTTACAGCAATTACAAGCCATATTTAAATCTCCTAAATTAAAGTAAAGGGGAGATTTCTCTCCCCTAAGATATTGTCACACTCTTAAGAGTGGAATATTCAACCTTATGAAAAGGGAAAGGTGCAGTTAATAATTAAACTGCACAACCGCATCCGCAACCACCGTTGCAGAACGGACTTGTTCCAGCGTTGTAAGTCCATCCGTTAGGATAACGTACAACACCGTTCATTGCCTGAGCAAGCTCAAGAGACTGAATCTTTGCTTGAAGAGCTTCAATCTTGTTCTCAGCAATAGCATCGAGAATCTTCTGAGTCTGCTCTGTAGTCTTGGCGTTGATGGAAGCTGTATTAAGGGCATTGTTGTAGTTCACACCATCGATAGCGCGAAGTGTGTTACAGCAACACTCCTGTTCCTTTGCCATCAGCGCACCCTGTCCGACTGCAAGTCCTGCTACGTCACGCTGGAGCTCATTGTATTTGTCTCCTACGTAGCTGACAACATCGTGATAAACCTG